CACGACACGATTCTTGAAGTAGCCGATCGCTCCAGCGGTAGGCGTCGACGGGAAACTGAACATCTTGGTAGGTGCTCCGTTGTCCACCCCGCTCCAGACCCCGTCGGTCATCAGGATCAAGCTTCGGTTACCCACGCCGGACAGGTCGAGCAGCGAGCCGACCGAAGTGAACAGGACTCCTGCCGTACCAGCGTTGTTGATCGTGTAGTAGTTACCACCATCGACGGCCCAAGCTGAGTCCACTCCGGTCGAGCTGACGTACCCCTGAGTCTTGGCGATAGTCGAGATCAGGTTCAGCTTGTTGGTCACGTCTCGCAACAGCGTGAGCTGACCACCTGTCCACGGGTCGACTCCCAAGGAGTCGGCGTACCTCAGGTCGAACGCCCGGGTGTACGGGTTCTGAATGTCGGGGTCCTGGTAGATCAGCCCTGCACCACCAGTGAAGTTCTGCTGAGACCGGAGCCACCAGCCGTACAGGGACTGCTCACCAGGCTCTGCACTGGCGTCGTACTGCTGCTTACGGATCTCGGCCATGCCCTCGGTGTACGGCCACTGGTCACGCGTGGCCGACATGAACGGGATGCCCCCGAGAGCGTAGTCGAATCGGTAGTCGGAGAGGCTGTAGCTGCCTCCACCTCCTGTTCCGAAGCTGCTGATTTCGAATGGTATCCGGTTGACAATGTCAGCCACTTAGATCACGCCTCCCTGTACCAGCCCTGAACGTCGAGTACCGCACCAGCAGTGAGCTGGGCTCCGGTCAGGTTGGGCGCGGTATCAGCCGCGCCACCATCCTGTACTCGAATGCGGTCGATCAACGAGGAGCTAGCACCAGTGAACTTGATTGCATTGCCGACTCGCGTTGAGCCGGACTGGAAGGTGGCAAGCAGGATTTGATCCATAGTGCCGTCCATGGAGGACGGCATAGTGAACTGAACGTTGGCCGCACCAGAGCCTGCGGCGTTGACCACGATGCCCACGTTGACGAACACTATCTTGCCAAGCTTGTAGAAGTAACAGTTATTGGTCGTGAAGGTAGCAGTGCCGCCACCACTGATGACCGGGGTGAACGTGCTCCAAGTGGTTGTGGCTGCCGCGATCTGGTTGACCGACAGGTTGCCGGTCTCATTGATCTGAGCAACGATCGAGTTTGCAGGGCCCACCCACTGCTCAAGGTTGCCGGTGTAGCCGACGTTCGATCCACCCACCTGAAGCACAGGGCCAGAGGTGACGCCAGGCTGTGCGATCGTGGCGCCCACGTTGGCCAGCAGCTTGCCGGTGCTCTGGACGGACACCCAGGTGTTGTTCGCTACGTCGGTAACCCTGAAGGTGTCGACCGTAGGAGAGCTCGGGGTCTTGATGGTCAGAGTGGTCTGGCCTCCAGCCAGGCCGGTGATGTTCGTGTGACCATCGTTGAACACCGTGAACCGCTCGTTGGCGCCGCCCGAAGCGGCGACCCTGATAGTCCTCTTGGTTGAGCTGGTGTCCGGTGCGACGATGTCGAACCCGACGAACGTGGTGGTAGACGTAGGAGTGATGGCCAGCGTGCCACCAGCGAGCAGGCCGACCCTGTCGGTCGTGCCGTCGTTGTCCGTGACCCGGAACTTGTAGGTCGAGTCCGTGTCGGACACGTTCTTGACCGACTTGATAGCACCGGTGGACTGCACGAACAGCATGGTGTTCAGCGCTACCTCGTTGTCCTTGATCTCAAGACGAGAGGCGGTAGGGTTGGCCGAGTCGCCGACGATCGTGGTGATACCCGAAGGGCCCACGTTGAACGCGGTGATGTTCTGCACGCTGCCGAGTGCGCGGATCAGCGTCTTGTTGCTCAGGGACTGCGTGTCAGATGTGCCTACCACGGTGCCTGTAAGCCCGTGTACGCCACTGGAAGACGCCTCGTGGGTCCTGCTGTCGGTGAAGTCAATCGCGGAGCTTACGTGGCGAACTACGGCTCCGGTGTTGTGGCTACTGCCAGCCGTGCCGTCGTAGGCACGGGTCACCGTGAGAGTAAGGCTGGCCACGCCGGTGACCAGTACCAGTTCCTCGGTGGCCGTGCCGTAGTCGAGGGCCAGGATGTACGGCAGCGAGCCGGGGAACCCTGACGTGCTTGCCACGGCGATGCTGGTTCCCGAGTTGGTCACACCACCCGTAAGGGTGGTGGGCAGCGCGATAGACGAGTAGTAACGAGAGTTGGCCATCGGTCCTCCTTATCCGTTGAAAGCCTGGGTGTTCTCGAAGATACGGAACAGACGGTCACGCTCTTCTGTCAGTCGTCGCTGGTACAGCGACAGGTAGTACTGGGCAGCCTGAGAACCAGCGCCGGTCGGAACCAGAGGGGCTCGCTCGGTCGCTTCGATCTGGGACTGCTGAAGCCTCGCAGCTTCGTACGCGGGGAGGAGACGCCAGCACGAGCCGTACACGATCAGGTCGATGTACCTGTCCGGGTAGCCCGTGGTCGTCTCGAAGTCGTCGCTCAGGTTGGTCAGGGTGTTCGGCTTCTTCGAGTAGGTCACCCGGATGTTCCGGCCTGGCACGATGAAGTCACGCATGATCTGAAGGGTCTTGCCGGTCGGCGCCGGTGTCGGCTTCACCTGGCCAGCGGTCGTTGAAGCCTGAGGGTTGAAGCGCCACGAGGAGAGAGGGAACCACACGGCCGAAGGGCCGATGGTGTTGACGTACACCTTGTACACGTCCTCGACCTCTTCGGGCAGAGGGTACTCATAGCGTGCCGCGATCTTCGGGAACTCGAACTCACCGAACACCCAGAGGTCCGGGTGGGTACCGTTGATCGTGTCGTTGATCGCCTCCATGATCCGGGCTTTCGGGTACATCGGATCGTCGGTGACGAAATCGTTGACAGCGTGAGTAGCGGCGGAAGTCCCTTCTACTCCCCGCCCATTGACGCCACCGAGGACGGTGACGTTCCCCGAGGACTGATCGAAGGACTTGACCAGGATCAGTTCAGATCCGATCTCGACCAGGCCCCGAGAAATGTTCGTCACCGTAGACGGATCCACCGTGAAGGTGGTGTCCGTCGCTGTCATGGGAGACGCGAGGTACGAGATCGAAGCCTGATCCCTCGTGTATCCGAGAAGCTGTTGCTTGACTCGCGAGACAAGCTGATCGAAACTCGTAGCCATGTGTACTCCTTAGATGAAGTAACCGTGAAGACTTGCAGAGCTGGTGCCAGTAGCACCAGCCGTGAACTCGATGGTGATGTCGTCCGTAGTGGCAATCACGAATACTTCGTGGGCAACCGAGTTGGCCACGGTGGTGAGCGCCAGGCCGTTCAGATTCAGGCGAGACAGGACGGTACCGGAAACCGGAGCAGCCCCAGTTCCACTGGTTGATACGGTCGGGTTGGAAGTGCCAGCGACCGAGACACTGGCGGACATCACCAGGTCGCCATTGAAGGCTCGTCCAGCAGGGACGGTGATCAGGGTTCCGGTGGTGGTGCGGGTAAGTCCGACCACGTCAACAGCGTCGGGAAGTCCAGCGAACATGTTCTCTCCTTAGAGTTCGAGCCAAGTGAAACCGAGGGACCAGCGTTCATCGACGTCGCCGCCAGCGGCCATGCGGACAATGACACCTTCGCCGGGGTGGCACACGAACAGAGAGGCTGACGGGGGAATGATCGCGACGGTAGCGCTGGCTCCAGCTCCAGCGGCAGTGATCGCCGGAGGGATAGCCAGGATCGGGAGAGTTCCCGTCAGGGTAGCGGCAGGGTTGCCGGTCCTGACTTCGCAGACAGAGTTGGGCTGAAGTGTGTCGAACTTGTTGATGTTCGCCGCAGCAAGCTGGGTACCACCACTGATCAGCGTGGCTCGCCAGACTTCCATGTTGACCGTGGGCCCAGTGGCCCCGGTCGCGTAAGGGAACGCGGTGAACTGAGCGAACGTGACGTTCTTCCCGGAACCGACCGGGTTGAACACAGAGAGATAGTTGTTGGCCGTGGTGACCACGGCCGTATCCTCGATCAGTGTGGTGTACGGAAGTGCGCCCTCGGGGATGTTGGACACCGTGATAGACCCATCCGACCGGATGGACAGCTTGTCTCCCGTGGCATCCTGGATTGTGGCAGGCGCTGCGGTAGACGCAGCGCCGTCGATAGCAACGTGAAGTTCAGCCACTGTCGGCCTCCTTTAAGGCCTTGTCGACCTGCCAGCGTTGAGTACCCTCAGGCTGCAAGCCTTGGTTGACTGCGGACTCGTAGTGATCTAGATCCTTGTCCCAGGTCTTCTGCTTCTTCCCGTACTCGCCGTTGACGTGAGGCGAGAGCTGGATACCCTTGGCCCTCAGGCATTCGCCGTAGGTCCGGTGATCCCTGGTGGCGCACGTGCCGGAGCAGTTGGCCCCCTTTACACGTGCAGGCCTCGAAGATGTTTCCGCACGTCGGACACGTCGGCTCATCGCTCACCTACCAGTCCGATCGCTTCGATCTTCACCCAGGGAATGAGGACAACCTCGGCCTGCGGTGAAGTGTGGATGTCCCAGCGGAACTTGACGAACGTGTCGTCCCAGTCCATGACCTCCAGGCCGGTCAGAGTCCGGCCCCCCTTCTCCAGGGAGACGATGGAACCCTTCTTGAGCAGCCCTTCAGGGGCTGCGATCTTCTTCTGTACGGGCGGCATGTTAGTTCAGGTATCCTTCGGAAACTCGGAAGATGTCGGGACGGAACACGTTGTGGCTCGAAGCCGCTGTAGCCGTTCTGATGGCCTTAGCCTGGACGGCAGCAGCTTCCCCGGGCATCGTGCTAGAACGGGGCTTAGGCGTACGCTGGAAGCCCTTCACGGGGGCAGGGGAAGCAATGCCGATCCAGCTAGGCATGCTAGTCACGGTACTTACCCCCATCGGTCTCGCCGTAGACGCCCTGAGTGTGAGCGTCATGGGTAGACGTGAGAGCAGCAAGCTTGTACGGGTCCATCGTCCGGAAGACGATGGCCTCGAGGATGCCCTTCTCGTTGTTCTCCGTCAGGGTTGCCTTACCACCGGGACCAGCGATCTCGGTCGGGTAGTCGGCAGCGTCGCTGTTGCGAGGCTCGAACAGTTCATCCTGCGGAGTGGTGACCGCGTTGCGGTAGACGTCGCTCACTTGCCCTTCCTTCCCTTAGCGGCCATCGAGGCCATCTTCTTGGCGCCATACTTGGCGCGACCACGGGACGCGGCGACAGCCGCCCCCTTCTTACCGCCGCCCGCAGCCTTAGCCAGAGCGGCGAAGCGCCCACCCTGGCCGAGAGGGGCGTTCTTGTTAGGCTTAGCCATGGTTCTCCTTAAGAGAGGGCGGCCCACGTGGCGCCACCTGCGAGTGTCCTGCCGGACATGGTGATAGGAGAAGGCAGGGCCGTAAGCCCTGCCCCAGTAGTGGCCCACCTGGCGGTAGCGGCAGGCATGCCAAGGTTGATCATGTTCGCCTGAGCCACCGAGCCGGTTGTCCTGAGTAGCGACATCGGAGTTGTGCCGTTAGACAGGAAGCCGAGGTAGTAGGTACCTGCGGCGACGGTGGGCGGGGAGACGAAGGCTGTAGTCTTGAGCCCAGCGGTAGTCCAGTTGCCAGATTGGTCGGCAGTGCTGGCAAGCAGGGTGCCGGAAGCGTCGTACAGACCAACCAGGTTCTGCCCAGCGGTCAGTGTGGCGCCGATTGTCATGACGACGTACACAACATTGTTGACTACCGTTGCCGCAGGCAGGTCGAGCCTTATCATGTGGAGCTGTCCGGTCGTCAGGGCCGTTGATCCCGTCGCAACGTGTGGGTCATAGTTCCACGCGAGCCATCCGGGGGACACGGGCTTCAGGCCCGTGTTGACCTCCAGGGCATTGAGCCTGACGTTCTGCGCGGCATCCGTAGCCTCGTTGGCTGTGATCCTGCTGTCTTGCGAAGTGAACGCCGCGTTGACCGGGACATCCCAGTTCGAGGTACCGGGTGCAATCGGGGAGTAGGTCATGAACCGAACCCTCCTTCTCCGAATCCACCTTCGCCGAATCCGGGTTGATACTGAACGAAGTTGCTGTTGTCGGCTACGCCTGAAGAGATCAGGCAAGCCTTGGTTGCGTCGTCCACGAGGTGTTCGTACCCCCCGCGAAAGTAGTGCAGGCCAGCCGAAGGGGCTGGCCAGAAGTCCGTGTCTCCTGCGTTCGGATTGACCGGGAGATTGACTGCGCCGATCTCGTTGGTGTACGCGTCGTATCGAGTTGTTTCGTACACGCAGGGCGAGACTTCAACGACAGACAACGCCCGGTCCATCCGGAAGCGCTCCATGAGCGGGTTCCACGCGAAGGGAGCCTCAGCAACCGTAGGCGTGGTGAAGATCCATGTAGTCACTAAGGCTCCCTTTCGGTTAAAGAATCTTGCAGATGCCGGTGTTGATGGCTACATGCCCGACTCCATCGGAGTCCTCATACTCGAAGCCGAGAGGCGAGAAGCCCGTGATGACACCCAGTGGCGGAGGCGGAGTAACTGGGACCACATTCTGAATGGTGACACCAGGGGCAAACCTCGGGGTCAGGGGTGCGTCGTACGAGGTGAAGTTAAATCCCTGGAACTCCCGAGCGGGGGCAACGAAGTGATCCCCCGAAGAGTCGACCCACTCGACGAAGCTGGTGTTAGCTTCCACGATGGTGACTCCATACCTCGCCTGACTGCCAGAGAAGATATCCCCAATTGAGCCGTTCTGCATGTACTTCAAGTGATCTCCTTGCTTAAGCGCCCGGCGCCTTGTCGGTGAGCCAGGTCGTACCGCTGTTGTACACTTCGGTAGCGCTGATGGCGCCAGCCGCACCAACCGCATGGGTGGCAACACCCACACCGTTGATGTTGCCGGTGATGTTCACGACGTTGGTCGCAGTGGCATCACGGCGAATGACGTAGTTGCGACCAGGCTGAACCGTCGTGGGGTCAGGAAGGGCAACGTTCGTCGGGTTGGCGCCAGGCGAAACCGCGATGACGTAGTCGTTGTTCGTTGCCGTGGTCGCAGCGGTGACGCTGCGAACCGTGTAGCTCGTATTGTCGAGACCAGACATCTATCCTCCTTGGGATGGAGACGGGGCTCGAAGGCCCCGTCAGTTCATCAGGTAGTCGGGCGGGCCGTCGAGGACGTCTGCGCCACGATCAGGGACTCCGGACGGTACAGGCTCCAACCGGCCACGCCGTACCAGCCGAGCGGCTGGAAGCGGGTGAGCTTGTCGACGACCGGACCACGGACCGTGTGGAACTCTTCAGCGACAGCCTCAGCAAGAGCCTGCTGGCCGGTGAAGTACGTGTTGAACACGCGGACCTGGGAACCACCAGCGCCAGCACCAGCCTGGACGTTCTGGGCACGAGGCGTCTCGATGTAGCAGGCACCTTCGTACTCGCCCAGCTCGGACGCCCAGATGTTACCGGGAGCCGAGTACTCGTGCGGCTGACGCCACGAACCAGCGCCGGTCTCCTTCTTCAGGTCGAAGGAAGCCTGCGGGTGAACGTAGGCCGTGTAGTACGAGCCCTTGTTCGGGTGGACCTTGTTGGTACGAAGCTGGGTGACAGCGAACCGGGCCATGTCCGAGGACAGGGTCGAGTTCGCGGCAGAGCCAGAGGTACCGATAGAGGTCAGGGCAACCGGGTTGGTCGGCGTGGAGCCGAAGCCATAGCCGATAGCGCCGGTCGTACCGTCACGCCGAAGCGTCTGCGTACCCGCAGCAAGGACGTTCTGAACCAGAAGGTCGACCGAGTCGATCAGGTTCCACGCCACCTGGTTGACGAGACCGGCGGTCACGTCGGTGAACGAGAACAGGTCGAGCTTGTTGGACACGAGGATCGCGTTACCGTACTCGTTCAGAGTCACGGACACGGTCGTCGGGTTACCGGCCGCAACGGCGTCCGGGTCAACCAGCTCGTTGAGCGGGGTGATCGACTGAGCAAGGTCCTGGTACAGGGAGAAGACGACGGACGAACCCGGCATCGACTGCTGGACAGGTCGCTTGTCAGCGATCATGCGGAACATGGGCTGGGCACGGAGGGCGAACTCAAGAGCGCGGTCGTACGCGGTCTGGACGAGGTTCGCCATTGCCGTAGTGCCGGTAAAGGCGTTAGCCATTACAACTCCTTAGGTATGTCACATGCGGTTCAATCGTTCGAAAGCCGCGATGATGTCAGCGTTACTGGAAGCGTCACCGATAGAAGCCTGAGCAGCCTCGAGGTTCCCCGTCGGGGTACCGTTCTGGCCTGCTTCACTCATCCGCTGGAACTGGGCCTGCATGGACGCAGGCAGTACCGGTTCAGCGGCCTGGCTCGTGTCGGCAACGGACGGGGTCTCCCCCTGATTGCCACCGAAGACGCCACGCATGGATTCAACCCACGCCTTGGCCTTCTCCGGATCGGCCTCACCGGTGTACACGTTCTGTGCACCCGGGACGCCCAGGTTCTCGAAAACGGAAGCAAGCTTGGCCTTCTCTTCGCGCTCCATGAAGCTCGTCAGCTTCGAAGTGAGATCGTCGATCTGCGCCTTCTGCTTCTCGTAGGCGGTTCGCAGTGCCTTAGGGCCGTTCAGTTCGGTGTCGTTGCCCAGGCTGCTGCCGTCGTTGTCGTTTTCGTCGAAACCCCAGTTGGTCATAGTGACCTCTCCCTTTGAGTGTGACGCCAAGAGACATACGCAGGGGTGCGTAAGCTCCGCTCGTCGAATGGTTGGTGTTGCGCCCGGTCTTAGCTACATCACAAGGGGCCGGTCGATCCTTGCAATGGTGTGCACGGCGGGACTCGAACCCGCAACTGGTTGCCTATCTGCCAACCCGTCTGCCAATTGACTGTACGTGCACTGCCTGTCATCCTGTTCGGTTAGCCTGGGACAATCCGCCCCGACCTGTAGCCGAACCAGCGTTGCCCGAGAAGGCGCCTCGCTCCTGCGAGAGCAGGCGCCCTTGCTTCTTCTGTGCTGTTGCGGCACCAGAGGTTCCGAAGGTCGCGGCCTCCGACTGCTGCTGGTTCCACTCTTCGCCGTAGTAGCCACCCAGAGCCTTCATGGTGTCCAGCTCACCAGCGATCTGCTGGTATCCCTGGCGTGCCTGATCGGCCGAGATGCCCATAGTCGCAAGCTGCTCCGCGTAACCCTGATCGAACTGAAGGTTCTGACGAAGGGCTTCAGCGCCCACCTGAGCGGTGGCCGCAGCCTTCTGGAGGTACGGCAGGGCCTTGGTGGTATCGAGGAAGTACGCGGTCAGGTGAGCGTCGTCGATGCCCATCTGGTTCAATGCCTGGCGGTACTGAGGGTTGGACAGGATCGTAGCCTGCGAAGCCAGGTCAACCCTGGACTGGATCTCCGAAGGTGAGATGTTCTTGCCGATCCAGTTGTTGAAGTCCGAAGGCTGATCGTAGAAGCCGGACGGGAGCCCGGCCTGCTGCATGATCTGGTGGTAGCTCGCCTCGGTGGCGAGGTAATCGGCGGGGGAAAGGACAGGAAGGCCAGCAGCCTTCCTTGCCTCGTTGCCTGCGAACCTCTGCTTGTACTCCGGAGTGTCCTGGAGTTCGATCGAGATGGTGTCCGCTGACTCGCCGTTCTTCACGTAGTTGTAGATCTTGTCAGCCAGTGAACCGAGTCCGTACGAGGTGAACACAGACTTGAGCGCCATGTAAGCGTCTCGGTTGGTGCCGGTCAGAAGCTTGTCGTACTGCCCGGTCTCCTCGTACACCTTGTTCTGGAGCTGAGGGATCGACTTGACCAGTGCTGCGTTGTTCGCTGACAGCGCCTTGTACTGTGCGGTGTACGCGGCCATCTGGGCCTTGTATCGTGCGACCGCAGCGAAGTTGTTCGCACTCGGCTTCTTCAGGTGACTCTGGTTGATCTGGAGGATCTTGAGCCTAGCCTCGTTGGCCTTCTGCTGGGCCTTAGCTGCGTCGAGCTGCTGTTGCGTAGACAGCTTGACCGGAGCATCGGTGGTTGCCATAGATACCTCCTTAGTACTTCAGGCCGAAGTCAGACAGAACCTGGTGCGCCACCTGCATCAAGCTGTCCTGTGCGTTCTGCGTCTTCTTCCATCGAGGATCACCACGGAGTTCGTTCTCGAACTGCCAGAGCGGCTTGACCGTGCTCTGCCCGGTCGTCGGATCCTTGTACTGCAATGCCTTCTTGACCGTCGGGTCGAACAGGTTGATGCTGCCTCCGGGCAGCTCGAGGATCTGTGACATCGTGGTCAGGTACGGATTGGCCAGGTCGGCTACCGACTGGCCAGCATCGATCTGCTTGGACCAGTTCGGGAACAAGGCCTTAGCTTGCTTGCGGATCTGAGACTGGAACGTCTGCTCCGTAGCCTTGCCCCGAATGATGTCCCTGCTGGAGTTCGCGTACCACGTACCGGACATGGTGACGCCCATCGAGTACGCGTAGTCATGCAGCTTCTGCTGCTCTTCCCCGCCCTGTCCGTTCCAGTTGTCACCATCGAAGTAGACGTGCTTGCCCATCTCCATGCGGAGCTGGTCATCAGACCAGCCACGGGCGGCCACGTTGTACGCCATGGCATTCAGGAACTTCTTGGTCTGGTCGTTCACCTGGATACCAAGCTGTCCAGCCATCTGCTGGATATGCGTATACGCAGTCTGGAACTCCTGCTTGGCTGTGGCGGGATCCCCGTACTGCTTGGTCAGGTAGTCGCGCTCCTGCTGCGAGTGCGTCTTCCACCAGTTGGTATCTCTGATCGCAGCCTGGAACTTCTCGGGAGACCACTGGCCCTTGA